GCCGTCTTTGGTACCGCAATCAACTTTGAAGGATGTTCATGATTGACATACTTCAAGACAGAATCACCCTGCAGCTCCCCATAACCTAAATCGTGGGTAGCATACAAGTCGTAGGGAAATATCCAGTCGAGTTTGGCTGGCCAAAAGTGAAAGTCTGACTTAGACTTACCCCTTGGCAAGTTACTAACTCTACCGGGCCCATGCTTAGGAACCCTTACGGCCCCTCCTCGACTTTCGTCGTGGAGGTCTCCGAAGGCACTTGAGAGTCGATCGCAGACGTATTGAACGGCTGCTGCATCGGCTGGATTGATGGAGATTGATTCACCACCATCCTGCAAGAACCCAATGTCATCGCGATGATAGCTATTGCCATCACTGAAATGACACCTGCGAAGTTGAGAAGATAGGTCAGAAATCTGATCTGCCTCCCAATCGAGCGTTGGTTCTCTGAGCTCAAGTTCATTGTTGAGGAAGTTTCTAACTTCTTCATCGATGTACCTTTCATCACAAGATATCTTAAGTTTCCCCAAGATATCGGTTATCTGCCGCAAATCTGCGACAGCGTGCTGATTGGCGTCTATCCTAAGCTTTCCATCCTTGGTGAAAATCTGTAGATAGAGATCCTTGCAAAACGCAGGAACCACTATCCTCTTAGAGGTTCTACCACAAAGGTAGATCCCGTTGGGAGTGTACTGATTAACACCCAAGCACTTGTCAAGGTGCTTGCGAATGGCTGGCATGTCGATTGTGAGAAATCTCAGTCCTCGACGGGCCAGTTCGTGAAGAGAGCGGTTTCTGTCCCGCTCCCAGTCACTAACTCTAGTGTAGGTCGGTTTGATGTCATCAAACATCGAGGCGACCAAACCTTCGAGCATGTGAACTAGTCTCTTACTCATGATAATTCCTTTCATGGAGTTACATGATACTAGAGCTTAGTCCCGTTACCGCTTATTAGACGCGGGTTTTAGCTATTCAAAGCTAATCCCAGCCACGAGTAGGTCAGCGTTGGTCGTAACAAAGGCCGACAAGGCCTGAGCTACGTTGCCGACCGCAGTCACATCAGCACCCTTAAGGTTGCGAATGTGAGTGTAGGACTGGACGACCGTCGGAAAACCGTTGGCGTCATAAGTCGTGACCACTAGGTCAGCGATATGACGTTCATTCTGTTGACTGACGAGCCCGGTACCAGATGGAGCTACCTTCGCCTTGCCTTCATCGGCATTGCGGAGGATAAGCTTCACGTCGGTTCCGGCAACTGTGGTTTTGTCTTGATAGACTGCACCATAGCTGTCCTGGTTTACTCGTTTGCACGAGTAAGCCTGCGCCCCTATCGTGATGGTAATGGGGGAGGTAAGCGCCATGCTTATTTTCCTTTCACACACAAAGTTGGTTGTGACTTTCACCCACGCCCTGGTAACAGGGGGATGGTGTTAGTCATCACAACGAGTTACATAACCCTATAGCTTCTTATGGCTATTACCTCTTATTCAATCTTCCGATTGATATGAGTAGAGCTATGAGATTAGTAGCCTGGGATCTAGACATGATTCCAAAGCTAAGTAAGTCCCCATAATCCGTCGGAGTGGGAACCACAGTTCTGAGCTTGAATTCCTGATATACATGTCCTGGAGAGGACGTGTACGTTCGGTTCCAAGGCCAGTCACTTGTGGTAAGATTCCATCCGGTGGTACTGGTATGGACCTTACGGTGCCTCATGATACAGATATCATAAGGCTCAACGAGATCAGAATTCTCTAAAGCCGATAGAGTATCTCCAACGTTAAGGAAATAATCTATTAGCCAGCTGAATGGGATTGACTCCCAGACAGTGGAGAGGTCTGCTGGTTGGATATCGAAGACAATCTTAGCTGCCTGATTAAAGGTAGCAAGCTTGTTGATATCGATAGCCTTCCCTCGTTTCGGTCGCCACCTGACGCTCCCAGTAATCTCGGAGCTCCATGCGGCTTTGTACTGGCCCTTAAGCGAAAATCCATGGGTCGACCACACATCAGTGGGGTCGCTCAATGGGCCGCTTGATGCGCCTTTGTACAATCGTTTAAACCGACGTAAACCTCCATGCTGAACTAACGAATTGAATTCCTTAATTCGGGATTCGATTGCGCTAGTTATCTTTACGAGAGTCTTTACATCATCAAGCATCTGCTTCCAACCGAAACATAGTTTAAGTGTTGGCCGCCGAGCAGGGTGAAGAGAGTCTTCGTAGAGATGTTCAACAGAGTGGAAGCTTCCAGCAGCTCGAATACCATAATAGGTACCGAGACTTCATAACGGAAGGGATTCGTGTCGGCAAGCAGTTTTGCTGCAAAGCCTTCAGTAGTATCCCGTTCCGCTAGAAACCATTCTGCAGGACCGATCCAGCCTTTTCCACTTCCAAATGTTGTGCACGGCAAGCCGGACGCAGCAATGTAAGTGAATCCATCAAAGGACGAGAGATTGTAACCGTAGGATAAGGGTTTAACCTTTTCCTTCATGATAAACAAGTCGCTTGGCGGTAAAGAACCGTCAAAACGACGAATTTTGTCATAATAGTCTTGAATCTCTTCGTACCGATTTTGGAACGTCCACGGGCCCGCAGGCGGCGTAGTTCCAGGATGAGGATAAGTTATCTTCCCCTGGGCCGTAAGCGATAAACGTGAACGTGTTCTAGGCTTCATTGACTTACTTTCTATAGGGATCCCTTGACTGGGAACGGTAATAGATTCCGCGAAGAGAGGCACTATGCCTC